GTAGCAGAAATCCCCCTTTAGAGAGTGAAGCGAGAGATGCGCAAGAGGACGGAAGCGAGAGACTGCGAAAGTGGATAGGTTTGAGGCTTAACATGAATTGCGGGCGGCTGAGTGATCATAAATAGGTTACTGGCGAACTGGCGGAAGTGGGGGTCCACGTACCCGTGGGGGCAGCGGCGGAGGTGCTGGTGCAGTATACCCACGCTGCGCGAGCCGTTGCAAATGGTACACTGAAAAGAGAGTGAGGGTGTCGTGCAGGCCGCGAGACTGCGCCGCCGTCAACGGTGAGGCCTCAAAGATCGATCTAAGGAAACGTCCCAAATCACGCCATGCAGCGGCAGTCACGACATCCTCCGCGCACGAACCTCTAAAGAGGAGAGAAGCCAGGCAGAATAGGACACGACATTCAGAAACAGTGGGCAGCCAATGGAGGTACGTCCTAGCTAGCACGTCAATGAATAAAGTTCTTGTAAACTCATCCGCAATGCCAGGCCCCCGCATGAATCGGTGCATAAGGGTAGCCGCAAGAAGTATTGCGTCTTTTGAGCTTCGGGCGGGTGTGGCGCACCAGTGATCACACTGCCTAACTAGACATTCGTCGCGCAGCAAATCTGTCATGCTAATCCCATCTAGGTCTTCTCCACCGTGGCGAAGCGGACGGAAGGTTCTGACAGCAGGACCACCAACGATATCCTGGGCTCTCGAGTCGGCGACAATCGCTCGCTGAGACCTGGTGCGGCCTGCGATGTAGCACATCTGACACGACTCAGCGCGGTCAGCGAACCAAGGGAATATCTCCTGTGCAGTGTACAGGCCAGAGCGTAGACCACGGGTGAGTAGGAGTGGGAGGAATACACCAGTAAACGTGGTGGCACCACCGTACCAGTGATATATCAAGGGATCCCCACATAGCTGAGTATGCAGCACAGCGTCCATCTCACCAATGCCAGAACCACCCTCGGCGAATGTCTGGAAGAAAAACCGTTCCGCATCTCTGGTCGACTGTTTCCGTAGCAAATTTGACGCACAGTCGAGATGCCTGATAAGTATTGGGCCGAAATGCGCGTCATCAAACAGAGTACGCGTAGCGTAACGGAAGCAACAAATCCATGTAGCGACGCCATCATCATCTCGCGACCTAGCGTTCGGAGCCCACTGCAGGAAATGGTTCGTGATGGGCAGGACCTCTGGCTCACGTTGGAAGGTGAAAGTGTTAGGCTGGATGTCATCTTCAAGGAACAGGCATAGGTACCGTCCCATTCGCAGTGCGTCCGACACGTAAGGCATCTGTCCATTAAGTGTTGGAATCCAGAAAACCGGCAAAAGTGAGAGTGAGTCGTCAATGTAGACACCGTCACGCTGGGCAAGGAAGTCGGCGGCGACCTCATTCCGCATGGTTAGCGCTCGAGCTAGGGCGTCATGTGCGTTATTCAGTGCGAGCCCTAGGTCGCGCAGCGGAGCGGCGTTAACAGCGTTCACTACCTGACACCAAACTTCAGACCGTGATGTAGCGCACATTCCCGCAACATGTATTAGTCTCTGGGCCCTTTGCGGATCTACCGCTCGAAACGTGCATTCCACTTTATTCTTAAAGTCGGTAGCCAAACAGTCTAGGCCGTCACGACAGAATCCGCGCCTATGACCACAACGCCAGTAAGGTGAGAGTGAACACATCAGGCGCACGTTGACTCGGTCATCCTCGTTGCGGCAGTATCTCGCGATGAAACCCTCCATGGCGAACGGAACCAGGGAAATTTTTAC